TTAGAGCTTCTCTAGTAGATTTTTTGTTTCATTCTTCATGGCTTGTGTAATGTGCAAATAAATATCTCTGGTAATCCCTTCGTTCGCATGCCCTACTCGTTTTTGAATCATGTGAAGTGGTACTCCTAATTCAGCAAGTTTTGATACATGTGTATGTCTGAATATATGAGTAGAAATTCTTTTATTTTCTTCAAATCCCATATCCTTTTTATGCTCCTTAAAGAATGAATTTAAGGCATTTGCTTGAATAGGTGTATTATTTGTTGTGGTAAATAGAAAGTCGCTGTTATCGCTTAATCTGAGCGCCTCATGGTAGATTTCTATAGCTTTACTATTTAAATCGACTTCTCGCATACCATCTTTCGTTTTGGTCTCTGTAGATTTTACTTGATCAGATATTTTTTTGCCGTGATAATCTAGTGTTCCACTAACAATACAATATTGTCTTTCATCAGTGATTTTGATATCTGATTTTAACATGGCACTACCTTCCCCAAATCTGAGACCGTTCAGATATAGCCATTGACAAAGTAAATAGTAGCGGTAGTTATGTAGCTTGAGATAGTTCATCAATGATTTTAATTCATTTGGTTCTAAAAAGAAATCACTAACTAAATGCGCTGCCTTTTTCTTTCTGGGTATTCTAACTGAAGTGGCTGGATTTTCTTTTAAATATCCATGGGTTATGGCAAATTCAAAAATATTATTTAATCTTGATCGCAACGTCTTAGCATAATTTTCTGATATATCGTTGTCAATGAACATTAAGCCTTCAAAAATTTCGGTCAAAAATGCTGGGGTAATTTTATCAACGATAGTTTCAGTTCCTATTTCTGATTTCAGCATTTTAATATTAGATTTCAGTGCAAGAATGGTATTTGGACGTACTTGCTTGGAGTATATATTAAACCACTCGTCAGATAGTTTATCAAATGTTATATGCCTGATTGTTTTGGATTCTATTTTTTGTTTTTTACTTATTTTAGCTAGTAATTGCTTTTGTGCTTGATTTCTAGTTTCCCTGGTATTTTTCTGAAGTGTGACAGTCACTTTTCTGCGTTGTCCAGTAAGATTGTCAGTATATTGTTCACAAAATTTATACTTTCCGTTCGGTAAATCTTCTATCCACATTGGTTTATGCCCCTTTCTGTGGTAAAATGAGTATAGTAAAAGTTCACTATACAATAGCGTGCTTTACTATCTTTTGGAATACGTTACTCACAATCTTTTGGTCGAGGGAGTGAGTGGCGTTTTTAGTTTTAATACATATTTACTGTCATTGCAGGAACTGTTATTTTTCCACCCATTGTTGAATCATAGCTATATAACCCGTAAACATTACCGTAAAAAGTTATAACGTCGTCTTCAAGTAATCTGTGAGTCTTCCATTGACTAGCAGGAATTTCGATATAGTAAACATCGTCATATCCATCTCTTGTAGCAACTCTTAGATGCGCTGTTCCGTCATCAGAGTCCATCACCTGTATTACTTTTCCGTTTATTTGTAATTTTTCACCTTTGTGATTATCTCCATTTCTAGCCATTTCGTCATATGGTAATGATTGGTATGTGTTAGGGTCTTTGTCAGCTGCATCTTGTGCAGCTTTTTCGGCAGCGGCTTTAGCGGCTGCTTCCTGTGCAGCCTTTTCATTAGCTGCTTTTAAAGCAGCTTCTTGTGCTTCTTTATCAGCGCTTTCTTTGGCTTCTTTTTCTTTTTCTGCTTCATCAGCGCTTGACTCATTTGCAATTTCTGCCGAAGTTTCTGTTTTTGTTTCTTTTTTGGTTTCTGTTTTAGAGTTAGAATTACCGCCAATTCCAGCAAATACAATAATAGCAACAATTAGCCAAAACCACCATTTTTTATAAATTGGTTTTTGTGTTTCAGAAATGTTTTCGTCTCTTTTCCCTTTTTTCATAAATAAATACTCCTATTCCAGCTTTTAACGTGGATCCTATCTGCACGATATTTTACTCACAAACTTTGGTGAGAGAGTGAGTGGCGTTTTTTTACATTCTGTTAGGGTCTAGCGTATTGATTTCCACGAGGCGCACGTACAGCTCCTGATGCATTTGCGTTGTCTTGTGTAGTGTAAACGTAATTTTGAGGGTTTGTAACTGATGAGTAGTATCTATTAGTATTTGAAATAAATACCATACCAGGTGCAGCGATTGTCCAATTACCAGATGTTGTGTAATTTGTATCAGGTACTGCAGGCTGCTCAGGGGCTGGTGTAGGCTCTACTGAAGTAGTAGGTTCACTTGAAGATTGCATAGGTGCTTCGGATGTTGCAGTTGAGGTATCATTAGAATTATAATCTATATCTAGACCTTCTGCACTGTTGATAACAACTATTTCAATATCAATAATTCCATCTGATGATTTTAAATCTACAATTGATCCGCGTGGTATAGTTTCATTTTCATTATAGACAGGTGTCGTTTGATAGCTAATTGTTGTAGTGGTATTTGAATGTGATCTCCAGTATTTTTCGGCGAGTTCTTCAGCGTAACGCATACCACCATTTTTGTTTGCACCAACATTTTGACTTCTTGTTCCAGTTGTAAAGTTAAAATTAGAAGTATAAGAATCTTTCCCAAGTAAACTGTCTGCTATAGAATGACTTCTATTGAATTGATAACCATGATAAGTTTTGCCAGTTAAAGAAAAAGTAATTGCAGTTTTAGGATTATTTTTTGGCCAAAAAGGAGGTTCTAATGGTTGTCCCTGACGAGAACCTTTAGATGATTCATATTGAGAGTATGTTAATATAGCACGTGCAGTACTAGAGCGCCTTTTATCATCAGCTTCAAATTTATACTCACCTGCTTTTAAAGTATCAAAATTGGATAATTTTGCCGTTCCATTTTCCCAGTAATAGTTTTCTGTTGGTCCGGCCGATTTAGCGTTTGTATATTCAATTAATTTGGGTAAAATAGCTTCTGAAGGGATAACTTGAATATTACTAGTTATTGTTTCTTTTGCTTTATTAGAATTGGTTTTTGCTTCAGTATACCCTGAGAATCCAATTATAGAAAGTAGTGTTAGTGGAATAAGACTTAGTAATAAAACTTTGTTAAAAATTTTATTACTGATTAATTGGTTACTATTATTATATTTTTTCATAAATAATGTCCTACGTTCTTTTAACGCACATCAAGTCTGCACAATATTTTTCACACAATCTTTTTGCGGAGGGAATGGGTGACGTTTTTTTGTTTTAATTATAAATTTTATAAAAATTTAGCAACAGCTTCATGAAGTTCTACAGTATATTTTGAAATGTCGAGTGGAGAATCTATTTCAAAAGTCCCACAATCTCTTACTTCAATACTCGTTTTACTAGGTTTGACAATAAAGCGCAATACCCATTTAGTTATCTTGTTGTCTACAATTATATTAAAATAACTTCTGTTGTCTCGATAGAAAATTCTATCTGGTGTAATAACGTCTTGGAGTAGCATTTTGACAACTGTATAAGCTTCAAGTTCTTCAGGAGTCGTGACTATGTCGGATGAATGGTCTTCTATTATTTCTAATTCATTATCAGATTCAATTTCGGATGCAGCACCATTAGTGTTTAATGCAGCGCTCAACTTCTCATTAACTTTTTCAGAAATAAATTGATTAAATCCTTTTGTGATAATAGGTTTAAAACTATCAAGAATAGCTTGAGTTTTTCTGCCATCATAAATCTCTGAAACAAGATAGCTTAAAAATGAGTCCGTTGGCTCTGTTAAGTTTTCAGATAGAAACGCCTTGAGTATGTTAAGGTATTTTAATTCTGATGCAGATGATACAATTTTATCTATATCAAAATTATTTTTATGGAATTTTATTATTTCTGAAAATTGATTATCTCTGATATTTTCAATATCTACAGTCAAAAAAGGTGTAGAATCCATCTTATTCGGCTCATCCAAGTCTGTGAAGAACCGATACTCTTTCCCATTTGTTAATATGGCAAATTTAGAATTTGTTGTGCCAAAATATCGGAAAAGTTGCGAGTCGTGTTTTGTTAATCTTTCTGATACTGATTTGCACTCAATTAAGATTTGAGGCTTACCATTAGTAACGACAGCATAATCTACTTTTTCGCCTTTTTTAATTCCAACATCTGCAGTAAATTCTGGAACAAACTCGAGTGGATTGAATATATCATAACCCAAAGCTTGGAAAAATGGCATTATAAACGCATTTTTTGTTTGCTCTTCATTTGTTATGTTTCCACTAAGTTCAGATACACGTTTTCCGAGAGTCTTTAAATCATCTTTGATTTTTTCAATCTCCATAATTACCCTTTCAAGACAGCTTTTAACGTGGATCAGTTTTGCACGATTTTCATATTTATAATTTATGCTACACCCAATAATTTACAAAATTCTTTCTTGGCTAGATCATAGAGATTATAGTCAAGATGATATGAATCAAGAAAGCTATATAAGTTGATTGATTCAAGTTCGTTGCAACTACTAATATAGTCCAGAGCATAGTCATGTAACTGGCTTTTTTCTATGTCTGCTGATATGTCATCATCATAGATTTCTGTTATAGCCTCAATCATTTCTGAGTACTCTCTGCTAACTATTGTGTATGCCAGCTCAAATGGGCTTTCTGTCAAATCAGCAAAAAAACTGAAATAGCTATAATTACCGCCGTTTTGTTCAAACACTTGCCATAGCATTAGTATTGCTTCACGATTAGCACGTATCTCATGAACACTCAGTGCATCATAGTCATTAGTTCTATGGCCATCCTTGTTGATGATATGGCTCAACTCGTGTGCCAGTTTGAATGGTGTAATAGTAGTAGGGTTATATATCATAACTTTTTTATTGATGTTAACCACTGCTGATAGTGGAAATAAATTGTGGCCAACTACATCAAACCCTTGTTTTTTAATCTCACTGATGAGGAAGTATATAAGATCCTGTTTATCCATACATCTTCCCCATCAATCTTCTAGTCGTTTTCCAAGAATAAGCTTCATTGCAGTTTTAACTTCATCGGTCAGAGGTTTACCATCAAATGATACCCACTCATCCCAGTCCACTTTACTATCATCAACTAAGTCTGCAAGATCAACGGGTTCTTTAATTGAGGTTAACTCTTCACGACCGAGCAGGTAATCTACAGACACGTGAAAGTAGTCAGCTACTTTTGCTAAATCATCTGCCTTGGGTTTTGTCTTTTTCCAACCATAGATAGCATTCTCACTGAGACCTATATCTAATGCCACTGTTTTAATGCTTTTTCCTTGTTTCTTAGCTAAAGATTTTATATTGTTGAATACAAGCATATAATCCTTTCCTGTATAAAAGTATGAATTTTCATAATTAACTCTTGACAAAAAGTATTAAATCTCGTATAATAAGTTTTGTAAGATAAGTTAGTCTTTCGGTTAGCAAATAGACCTATAAAAAGCACATTGAACGTCCCGCCAAGAATGTTTATTAAGCTTTATTTAGGTGTTTTAACTATGCTTTTATTGTACGAAAATTAATACTTTAAGTCAATAGAAAATACGAAATTGTAACTTTTTCTTATACAAAATCTTAACTCAATAATATAGCTATCTCTAGGGCATGATAATGGCTACCCAACATGAGAGGTCAAGAGGTTGGCAACTGCCATAAAAGTGCCCTCGCTTAATTGAGTTGAGAAATAAAAAAGCCCTGATGGGCTAGGAAGGGGGATGAAATGATTCTTTCAATTTTCTCGCTTATTCTATCATTGATAGCTCTAACTTTAGCAGTAGCTAATCTTTTCTATAAGCTATTTAAGGACGAGAATACTGATGATTCTAACTAGGTGAATATTGAGTATAGGGTGCTGGAATTTTATATTCAGGAGTATGATGTTTGGTAAATAAAAAAGCCCGTGGGGCTAGGAAGGAGGGGAATTATGTATAAAGAAAAATTGAATAATCAAATTTCTAAAATGATAACTAACATATTATTTCTAGTTATTCCGGCTACTGGATATTACGTATACCATTCTAAACTATTTCTTTGGTTCCTTTTGATAAGCACTACGTATTCAATAATTCATTTGTTATTTCTGACAGTTTGGATAAAAAAGAATAGGCCTAAACTTTGAAAATATCTATGAAGAAATCTCTGATATCTGAGTTAAATACCCCAATAATAATAGGAATTAACCAGTACAGAAAAATCATTATTTTAGAAAAAATAGATTCTGTTTTTATTCCGAGGTAACTGGATATTTCTGAGGGGATAAAAATGATGAATTTAATCCAGTAGCTTTTCTTTTTTAGTTCTATCAGTTTATCAAAGTAGTGGCTTTCCATGTTATCAATGATGAATACACTTTGAGAGAGCACTTGAGAGTTCATTGTTGGAAAACTTCCGACAACGTCTATATTTTCAGAAACTAATAAAGCAGAATTACCTTTGTAGTGTTTCATTGAGCGTTCTTTTGTACCATACATTTGGTGATACAACCTAGTGAATACAGCATTACTTGGTTTTGGTAAATCAGTGTCTTGTATCCAAGAGATAAATTCCTCTTTTAACTTTGTTATTTCCTTATAGTTTTCTTTTGCTTGAGAATATCTATAAATAAAAGTTATGAAAGTGATGAAAAAAAGAACTAGAAATAGTTTTAAGTAAATCATAAAATTTCACCTTTTTATCTTTAATTATACCAAAAAAATGAGGCTTTAAGTGTAATAAACCTATAGAAAGGAGGCATAGTATGCCAGTAGATGACCATGGTTTGAACTTAGTTAATGAGTTCATTACCACAAATGGAATTGAAAAAATGAGTTTGGCAGCAAAGTATGATGTTGCTAAAAATGTCATGATTGACACTTTAAGCGGACGACTTCGCACACCGCAGGCTCATAAAATTATCTTGAAAATCATTGATGATTTCAAGCTGCGTTAGAAAGGAAATAAGTAATGTCAGAACCAAAACTTGAGTTTGAGGTGCGAGCGCCTGGTAGCGATATGCGGACAACTGTAAAAGTTGATGGATATAATTACCAAGCTATCGACCGAATCTGTAAACAGACAAACATCACGTTATTTGAAGTCACTAATCGTTTGATTGAATATGCATTGCGTCATGTTGAAATTACCGATAAAGATGACAAGTTACGTTAGAAAGGAGTGGTTGAATGGAAAATGAAATGACCAATTCAAAAAAGGAAGTTGCGAGAAATATTTATTTAGAACACTTCAAACGAGAAAATATACCTTTAGACTTTTTTGGAAATCCAGAACTTAATAAAATCGGCGTAGAAATACTTGACTTATTAAAAAAAGAAGACTTAACAAACGAACAAGCGTATGCAACTCTTCAATATGTTTATAACTTAATAAAATATGAATCTAATTTTTTGAAATTAAGCTGATAGGTTCTTTAATTTCTATAGAATCACTATGAATAAACGGTAATTTTATAGTCCCGTCTAATAACTCAAAATCAAACATAGTCGAGTTATTAGGGGTATCAATGTTATCAGGGAAGTCAACTTTTGCTAATTCTAGTAGCTTAACAATTAATAAGTCAGGCCTACTCGAAAGATGCAAGTTTTTAATACCAAAACCACTATTGTTGAATTGTTCAAATACTTCATGACGAATGAAGGAGAATGAATCGTTATTCTTAGAACCAGGAACAAAAGAATTTTGTTGAATGCTTTCGGTTCTTATAGATTCGTTAAGCACAGGATCATTATATTGGTCATAAATAATCGTTCTTGCTTTAGCAAGACCCAGTGAAGTATCCCATATGATTTCAAAAGGAACAAAAGAATCATTTTTACTAGCAGCGATTTCATTAAAAACTGATACAGCGTATTCAAAAGACACTATTTCCAATTTGTTCATATTTAGTAACTCCTTTCTGTAGTTATTTGAATAAAGCTCAGTTGGTATGTTCATTATTCAAATATATTATATCAGTTAGCTTAAAAGTATGCAACTGTATTTTACTATATATTGCGATAGAAAACGTTAACAATTAAAAAGGAGGCACTATATGTTGTGGTCGAAGATTGAAGGCAAGCTAAAAGAAAAAGGCATATCTGTTTATAGATTGTCAAAATTGTCTGGAATTAGTCATCAAGCCTTATCATCATTAAAAACTGGAAAATCTAAAAGTCCTAGTTTTGAGCTGATGGTCAAGATAGCTGATGCACTTGATATCAGCTTAGATGAATTCAGGTAACAAAAAAAGCGCTCTGGAAAGCGCTCAGTAAAAATTATTTACAAGTCAATTATACCACAGAAAGGGGGATTATATGGCTCTTGATTTATCTGATGGAAATTGGATATCTAAAAAGAAATTCAAAGAAGAATTTGACCTTGGTGAAACAGCCTATCAAACTAGAATGAAAGCCATGACCGCTGGAGATTCTGAATTTAAGAATGGATATGCTAAAGTCAATCGCCAAGAAGTTTATATCAACCGGAAAATTTATAGCGCATGGATGAGTGCTGAAGCAGAAAAAAATATGTTCTGGGTTGATTACTAGAAAGGGATCAAATGACACAATTTGAAGTAAGCCAACACGCTTTGTTGTTGGCAAACAACGAAGGTCAGAGCCGTGAGATCAAACGGCTACAAGTTGAGGCTAAGCAAATGCGACTAGCTTTCAGAGATTTAGACTTGTACTGTGGTCAACTTGAAGCTGAAAATGCACAACTTAAAGCTAAATTGGCACGGTACGAGATGTTTGAGACCGCTACACAGGTTTGGGGGTATTGAGAGATGATATACACCGCTAAGTACTGGAGCGGACAGTGGAGTAAGGAACTATTACTCAAAGCTGTTAGTCGTAACAATAATCCTTGTGACAGCTTTTCGCTTTCAAAACAGATACAGCTTGATTTTGGCATGCTTGACTATCAAGCTGATGAATTCATTCAAAAATCTCTAACAGTTGATGAATTATGGCAAAACATTGTAGCGCTAATTGAAAGTGACAAATTTAAAGATGATTGGGAGAAAAAACATGGTAAAAATTAACAAACTAGAAATAGAAAATGTCAAGCGTGTAAAAGCTGTCAAACTCGAACCGACAGCTAACGGCTTGACGATAATCGGAGGTCGCAATGGTCAAGGCAAGACATCAATCTTGGACTCAATTGCTTGGGCATTAGGTGGAAACAAATATAAACCTAGCCAAGCGCACCGTGAGGGCAGCGTATTGCCACCTAATCTGCATATTGTCCTTGACAATGGCCTAGAGATACGTCGTGACGGCAAGAATAGTGATCTGAAGGTAATTGACCCAAGCGGGAACAAAGCAGGTCAACAGCTTTTGAATAGCTTCGTTGAAGAGTTTTCAATAAACTTGCCTAAATTCATTGAAGCTAATAACTCAGAAAAGGCTAAGACTTTACTTCAAATCATCGGAGTCGGTGAACAGTTGGCCTCACTTGAACAACAGGAAAATGAAAAATACAACCAGCGAACTGCGATTGGTCAAATCGCTGATCAAAAGAAAAAGTTTGCTGCCGAACAGGTCTATTATCCTGATGCACCTAAAGACCTTGTGAGTGTGTCTGAGCTTATCACACAACAGCAGTCAATCTTGGCCAAGAATGGTGAAAATGCTCGTCTGAGATCACAACGTGACCAGTTAGCGCAGTTAAAAGATAATCTTGATAGTGAGATTGATAGACTAATCGCTGAACGTGCTGACATTGAAGCTAAGCTTGAGATAGCTGAAAAGTCTACGCTTGATCTACATGATGAATCAACTGTTCAGCTTGAGCAAAATATTGCGCAAGTTGAACAGATTAATTTGAAAGTTAGAGCCAACCTTGATAAGGATAAAGCTAATGAAGATGCTCAAAATTACAAAGACCAGTATGATGGACTGACATCTGAGATTGAGGGTATCAGGCTTGAAAAAACTAAGCTGCTTGATAATGCTGACTTACCATTGCCTGGGCTATCAGTTGCTGAAGGTGAACTTCTTTACAACGGCCAGAAGTGGGACAATATGTCAGGCGCTGAACAGTTGAAGGTATCAACGGCTATTGTCCGTAAGCTTAACCCTGAATGTGGTTTCATTCTTGTGGATAAGTTAGAACAATTCGACCTTGAAACATTGACGGAGTTTGGCCAATGGGCTGAGACTGAACAGCTACAGATTATCGCCACTCGTGTCTCTACTGGTGATGAGTGTTCTATTATTATCACAGATGGCTATAGTGAAGAAGTGCCTCAAGTAGCAGTAGAAGCACCTAAGTATCAATTTTAAAGGAGAAATTAAATGAGTTTTAATATCACAAGCGGTCCAACAGCTACCGCTCAAAAAGTTGTGCTGTATGGTGTGGAGGGGATTGGTAAGTCAACGTTTGCATCACAGTTCCCTAACCCTGTCTTTATCGACACGGAAGGGTCTACATCAAACATGAACGTCCAACGTCTTGATAATCCGAATAGCTGGCAAATGTTATTAGATGAAGTGAACTACGTTAAGCAAAGTAGAATTTGTAGCACACTTATTATTGATAGTGCAGACTGGGCTGAACGAATTTGTAAAGAGCACTTAGCAGTTCTTGGTAAATGGACTGATAGTAATAATGATTACGGTGCTAAATACGTCGCCTTAGAAAAAGAGTTTGGATTACTTATCAACAAATTATCTGACTTAGTAGAGCTTGGCATTAATGTAGTGCTTACTGCCCATGCAAAACTAAAAAAGAAAGAAGAGCCTGATCAGATGGGAGCATTTGATCGGTATCAACTCAAGATGGAAGATAAAACTGGGGCTATCGTTAAGGAATGGGCTGACATGGTGCTATTCGCTAACTATGAAATGACAGTTCTGACTGACGAAAAAACCAAATCCAAAAAGGCAACTGGTGGTCATAGGGTTATGTATGCGACACATTATCCAGGGTGGGATGCTAAAAATCGTCATGGACTGGCGGACAAGTTACCATTTGACTATGCATCTATTGCACATATTTTCAATACATCACCGACAGTTCAACCAGTTCAACCACCGATTGAACCAGAGCAAACAGAATTAATACCGATAAATCAAGCTAACACTACACAACCTGTAGCAGCTGCACAACCTGAACAACCTGCACCGAACTTTGGACGTGATCCAATTGTGATTGATCCAGGTATTGATCCACAACTTGCGCAACTTATGACCGCAAATGGCGTGACAGAAGATGAAGTCAAGGCAGTTGTCGTTGAAAAAGGGTTTATGCCTGCAGAGGTATCAGTCAAAGATTATCCATCTGATTTAGTACAAGGTGGACTTGTTGCACAATGGGCGAACATCTTTGCCCAAATTACAGCCAAAAGAGGCTTTTAGAAAAAGGAGAATAGAAAAATGGAAGATATGCAAACATTTGGTTGGGATGATGAAATTTCAAATGAGGGAACACCTTTTGCATTGTTTGATGCAGGTAATTATCCTTTCACAGTTGTGAATTTTGAACGCAGTACTTATCAGCCAAAACCTAATTATCAAGCAAAAGTACCTACGGGAACTAATATGGCTATTTTATCATTGGAATTCATTAATGCTTCTACAGGTGAAAAGTCAACAGTTAAGGAAAACTTGTATCTGTATGGCAAGGGAGAATGGAGAATCTCTCAGTTCTTTATTTCAATTGGTCAAAAGAAAAAAGGGGAACCACTCCGTCCAAATTGGCAAGCAGTATTGGGTGCCAAAGGAATAGCTGAGCTTGAAATTAACAACTATACAGATAGGGATGGTAATCCTGGCAAGAACAATCGTGTGAAGACTTTCAACGAACCTACACAACAAGCAGCGTCCCCAGCATATCAAGCACCTCAACAAAATTATCAACAACCAGTGCCACCAACCCCACCGCAGGCAAATAAACAACCACCAGTTACGCCTTTCCCTGGTGCAACTCCTCAACAACCACAAACACCGCCAACTGGTGGCTATAACTTCGGAGGGTAAGAATGTTAGCTGAAAAAAATCTTACTGGAAAATTTAAGTTTCAATCATCTGAAGCTGTCAAGGAATTTTCAAAATGGCTTGTAAGTATTGGTCAGGATTTTTCATACAAAGAAAAAGATTACATGGTCACAGTCAAGTTTGATTTTGATGAAGACTATAATGCTGCTGAAGCAAAGGCTTATGAATTAGAAAAAGAAGCTGATCCACAAATGTCTTTAGAACTAGAGGAGGTAGAAGATGGAGCTACGTCCTTATCAGATTGAGGCAAATGAACACATTCAGGAAGAATGGGAAAATGGTAATCGAAAAACGCTACTCGTGTTGCCAACTGGCCTAGGTAAGACCGTTACATTTTCAGATCTAACCAAGACACTTGTTAGCAAAGGCGAACGTGTGCTAATTATGGCACATCGTGGCGAATTGCTTGATCAAGCAGCAGACAAACTTTTCAAGGTAACAGGATTGAAAACGGCAGTAGAGAAAGCAGACGATACCGCAGAAAATTCCTTTTTCCGTGTCACAGTCGGGAGCGTGCAGACTCTCATGCGTGAGAAACGTTTGAAGCGTTTTAAACCTGATCACTACGACACAATCATAGTTGATGAGGCCCATCACATCATGGCCAGTAGCTATCAATCAGTACTTGACTACTTTAGTAGCGCTAAAGTCTTAGGTGTTACAGCTACCGCAGATAGGACAGATAAGAAAAATCTAGGGCAGTATTTTGACTCATTGGCCTATGAGTATTCTCTACCTGATGCAATCAAAAACGGTTACTTATCACCAATGAAGGCATTGACAATCCCTTTGAAAATTGACTTATCAGGCGTCTCGATGTCAGCAGGAGATTTTAAGGCAAGTGATGTCAGTAGCGCACTTGATCCGTATCTTTATCAGATAGCTGACGAAATGGTTAAGTATTGTAGTAATCGTAAGACTGTCATTTTCTTACCACTAGTCGCAACGTCTAAGAAATTCCGTGATATTCTGAACGAAAAAGGTTTTAAAGCAGCTGAGGTCAACGGAGAGTCAAAAGATCGTGCTGAAATATTAGCAGACTTTGATGCAGGAAAGTACAACGTACTATGTAACTCAATGCTCCTAACCGAGGGTTGGGATTCGCCAGAAGTAGACTGTGTGATAATGCTACGACCTACTAAATCACGACCGCTCTACGTGCAGTGTATTGGACGAGGATTACGACTTGCTAAAGGAAAAGAGGATTGTCTTATCCTTGACTTCCTTTGGCATATAGAACGTCACGAGCTAGTCCATCCAGCCAATCTGATTGCTAAAGATGAAGAGATAGCTGCTAAGATGACCGAAAAAATGGCAGAACTTGACGAAGAAGAACAGCCAGCGTTATTTGATTTAGAAGAAATTGCAGAAGTTGCAGAGAGTGAAGTCGTTCAGGATCGTGAGAATTCACTTGCTGAGAAATTGGCTGAGATGAAGAAGCGTAAGCGCAAGCTAGTGGATCCATTGCAATTCGAGATGTCTATCCAATCCGAGGACCTGATGAACTATGCACCTTCATTTGGATGGGAGATGGCACCACCTTCTGATAAACAAGTAGCGGCGCTTGAAAAATTCGGCATCTTTCCTGAAGAGATTGAAAACGCTGGTAAAGCTACAATCTTACTTGATAAGTTAAACAAGCGTAAAATGTCAGGACTCACGACCCCTAAGCAGATTCGATTTTTAGAAAGTCGTGGTTTCCAGCATGTGGGCACTTGGAATTTTGATAGTGCTAGAAAGTTAATTGACAGGATTGCTGGGAATGGCTGGCGGATTCCTGCCGATATAAATCCCGCAGAATATAAAGGTGATTAAAATGGATCAAGAAATTAAAGCACTTAAAGAAAAAGTTGTATTTTTAGAGGCTTTGCTAGATATGAATTCTCAGAGTTTAAAAACAGCAATTGAAACAAATGAAAAGTTAATAGAGTTTCTTAAGACGAAGATTCAGAAATAAATTCTTCTGCTAAGTCAGCATCATAGTCAGCTGCAATAAATTGAGAAGCAGACTTTATAAATTGTTTCATATCACGTATATCTTTATCGTCATGTCGTCTTACATAATGAGTCTCATCATTACCAATCCAGGTTGCGGCTTGTGCAAGATTTTGTAATTTAGGGAAATCAGTTAGGTAATCTGTTATTACGTTACCTAAAAAGTTCTTTTTTATGACTTCTTCTTTATCTGGACTATTTCTAATTGCATAATCTTTGATTAAGAATTCAAGAGATTTTCTATAGCCAACTCCTGCAATTTGATTTAAACCTTCAGACTCAGCTTTAGTAGCTTGAGAGTATATTTCAACAAATGTTGATGATACTTTTTCAATATTATCAGGTAACTCAACTTTAATAGGTGGTCTGTATGAATTTTCAATGTGACGGAAATATTTAAATTCAGAAGAATACCTGTATCTTTCTGTAAAGTAATTTAGACAGCTTGAATCGGTACATTGTAAAAATATGCCAATAGTTCGAATATTGTCATATCTGTTATCCATTGATGTAGAGAAAATAAAATCGGGATTCATTGTCGTACCGCAATGTGGACATGAATTTGGTAAATTAACTTCTGCATTATTGGACGCATCCCTATAATTAACGGTAATTGTTTTTTTCAAATCAAAACTCCTTATATATAAATTTTTTTAACTTAATTATACCAAAGAAAGTAGGTAAATATCATTGGAAGATAAATTTGACCTAGTCCCACTACTCGAATATATACCACCGACACAGTTAGATTATCTTGATTGGGTGTCGGTGGGCATGGCCTTGAAACAGGAAGGCTATGGATTCGACGTGTGGGACACATGGTCACAACAAGATAGTAGATACAATCCACGAGAAATGGAAAGTAAATGGCAGTCACTTGGTCATAGTAAGGATACACCAGTCACTGGTGCATTCATTACTATGAAAGCAAAGGAAAATGGGTGGACACCTCGTCAATATGATGGAGATGGTATGCAAACATTCGGCTGGGATGATGAAATAAGCTATGAAAGTACAGGGAATTATAAAATTGTTGATAAATCGTGGGTTGAAGGTAAAGAAATACATGAACCTGATAACAATTGGAATCCTGTTACGCAGCTTAAAACATACATCAAAACGCTTTTTGCAAACGATGATTATGTCAGTTATGTTGTTGATTCGTGGCAAAAAGAAGATGGTAAATTTTCTGTTAGCGGTTCAGGCATCTACTCAAAAACAGCTGAACAACTTCTTAATGAGCTTGATAAGTACTCGGAAAGCAAAGATATTGGTTGGGTTGTAGGTGATTATAACCAAGAGGCAGGGGCATGGATTCGTTTCAATCCGTTAGACGGCAAAGGCGTCAAAAATGATAACGTTAAAGAATTCAAGTATGCTCTAGTAGAATCTGATAACTTGTCTATAGAAAAGCAAAACGCAGTCATGCGTGAGCTAGAATTACCAATTGCAGCGCTTGTCTATTCTGGCAGTAAATCGGTTCACGCAATTGTCAAAGTAGATGCCAACGATTATCAAGAATATAGAAAAAGAGTCGAGTATCTCTATAAAATCTGTAATAAGAATGGCTTACAAGTTGATGGTCAGAATAAGAATCCATCTCGCTTATCTCGAATGCCTGGTGTTGTCCGTGGCGATCATAAGCAATTTCTGATTGATACCAACATTGGTAAGGCGAACTGGGAAGAATGGCAAACGTGGATTGAGGACTTGAACGATGACTTACCAGAGTTTGAGAGTTTGGCCGAGATGTTCCAAGAAGATCCACCACTTGCACCAGTCTTGATAGATGGTGTGCTAAGACGTGGGCATAAGATGCTGATTGCTGGACCATCTAAGGCTGGGAAGTCATTTGCACTTATGGAGATGACCATATCAATTGCTGAAGGTATTCCATGGTTTGGCTTTAATTGTGAAATGGGAAAGGTCCTCTATCTCAACATGGAGTTGGACCGACCGTCAGCCTATAAACGGTTTAAGGATATCTATCAGTCAATGGGCATACCGCCTAAACACTTAGAAAATATCAGTATCTGGAACATGCGTGGTCACTCTATCCCAATGGATAAGCTAACGCCTAAACTGATCAGACGTGCTCAAAAAGAGAAGTTCGATGCCGTCATCATTGACCCTATCTATAAAGTATTGACAGGTTCGGAAAACGATGCAGAGCAAATGGCTAAGTTTACGAATAACTTCGATAAGGTGGCCATGGAATTGGGAACATCAGTAATTTACTGCCACCATCACTCGAAAGGAGCACAGGGTGGTAAATCATCAATGGACCGCTCAAGTGGTTCAGGCGTGTTTGCACGTGATCCTGATGCCATTCTTGACCTGATAGAGTTAGACGTCACAAAATCTTTACGTGATCAGCAGAAAAATAGAGCTACAGCTAAATTTTATGCAGATATTATCAGTGATGAAAAACCTGCTTACTTTCCTGAAATTGGCCAAGATGATTTCTTATCAGCTGCTGAAATGCGCAAGCATCTGACAGCAGCACTAGGGACTGAACGTGCTGAACGTATCGCAGGATTTGAGTTAGAACCACTTAGCAAGCGTGTTGACCTTATGACCGCATGGCGACTTGAAGGAACGCTCCGAGAATTTCCTAAGTTTGATTCAGTCAATTTATGGTTTAATTATCCGCTACATTATTCTGATGATGCTGGAGTACTGAAAGACCTTGAGCCAGTTGGTAGTGAGCCACCTTACAAGCGTGGAGCTAGAAAAGGTAGTGAAGCGAACTCATCAGAGGACAAAAAAGCTGCACGAGCTGCTGCTAATAAAGAAAAATTAGACATGGCATTTGACTTTCTAATGGACGAAGAAGGTAAAGTACTCATTGGTAAATTAGCTGAAGGAATTGAAGGGCAGCCTAACAAAGAGACTGTAAAAAAATGGATAGATAACAGTGAAGACTATGAAAGAGATAGTAATGGTTGGGTCAAAAAGCCTGAAACAGATAAGGAAAATTGATACCTATACCATGGTCAAAAAGCCCTGAAAGTTATACCCTAAAAAGTACCAAAAAGCCTAATGTGCTTTAGGCATTTTGACGGTCAAAAAAAGGGGTCAAAAAGCCCTCTAAGTAAACTTAACAATTGATGTCAAGGGGGTGGGTTTATTCCCAACCCCCATTGACACACAAAAGATGAAGTTTAGAGAAGTAAAAAAGTCGAACTGTAAAATTCAAAAATAAAATAACAGGGGTGGAGGTGAGGTATAAAAATTATGGACTATAAACAATTTTTTGCCGACGTAGAAAACTGGATATACGAGTGTAACAATCAAGCTGCGAAACTTGGTTTCATGACAGATGAGTTTTGGAACTGGGTTGTGAAATCTCTTGAGGAGTTCACAAAAAAATACGACAATGAAAAGCTGGCTATGAAACAAGCTAGTATGTTGCTTGAATGGCTAGATGAATTATGGAAGGATATGAAAAATGCCTGATTTCAATTTTGAGGATTTACTCAATAAATTTAACACTGATCAAAACCAGTCGCCACTTTTGCGATTGGCAAATGATTGGACGAAAATATCTGACAGTGCTGAAAAATTAGCTGTTAGATGTGGGAAGTTGCTGGAGGTTGAAAATGCCTAAACAAATCAATATCACATTCACTTATGAGGAAACAGAAGAAAAGTTTGAACCGTTATCGGTTGAATACGAAACAGGAGATAATCACTCTATGTTAGCGTACTTATTGGCTTACATTGCGGCAAATGAATCCTTGAAAAAACCATGTTTTCTAAATCATTTTGAAAAAGATTTAAAAGTCCTAATTCTAGAAAATGCACTGGAGAAGTTTAATGGTAGTAATTAATCTAGATCCTTATCCATCTCCAAGACCGCGGTTTAGCAGACGAGGTGGTACTTACATGCCATCAGATTACACTGCGTGGAAAAAAATGTTCTTGCGTGAATGGTTGAAGCACAACTTGGGTAAGTATGACACAGGGGTGGCTATTGCTGTTGACTTGAAATTTTACATCAAGCCACCAAAAGCGATAGCTAGAGTCAAGAAAAACCAGAATATCCTAAAAGAAGAAACTTGGCGAGTGGTCAAAAAACCTGACTTGGATAATCTTGAAAAATCTGTGCTTGATTCTGTTAATGGCCATGCGTATGAAGATGACAATCAGATTAGTGATTTACATTCATGTAAGAGGTATTCACTGAATCCGCGTGTGGAGATTTCAATTAGGGAGGATGGTTCAGATCAAGATGAAATATCGTCTGTCAGGATGGTCAAACGTGATGTTGAAGTATTGAAAAGTGCCACAAATATTGTAGATTTTTGGAATGCATGCACTGAATTTTATTCGGACGAAGAATTAGCATGGGCTTGGCTACATCCTGAATTAGTTGAACAAAAATAAAAACTGCGAAAAAATGGATTACTATCATTTTTGATTAGGAGGTATAATTGGCTAGAAAAAAACAGGAACTAAGCCGAAAGACTCTAGCGAGGCTAGAGGAAGAAATGCGGCTGTACCCTAAAATACCAAGACTAAAAGCTGAGGCATTGGTCACAGCGGAGTTAAATCGTGACACTGATGTTAATTGGTGGATTCAAGGCAGTCGTAAGAAGTCAGAACCACCACTTGACGAGCTCATGAAAAAAGAAGGCAATAAGGCTTATCAGTATTATGATCAGTTGGCCAAAGACATTGAGCGGACTGTGAGTGGACTGTCTCCAGACCTTCAGAAGATTATTCATGAATGTTTCTGGGGCATGAATAGTTATTATGATTGGCCTACGATTGGAACAGTATATCTAAATATCAGTTATAGACAGATATATTCTGTCAGATATGGTATTTTAGAACAGTTCGCCATGCAACGTGGTATAACTTTTTAAAAAAATATCAATGGGGACACAAAAAAGGGTAGTTGTGTCCCCATTTAGTGTGTTATATTAGTATCATGGAATTCAAAAGAAAAAGCAATTAGTGCTCAACCACTGGTTGCTTTTTTATCTACAAAACAAACACAATTAACGAAAGGGGGTGCAGGCGTGTTAATATGACGGAAGAAATCAAAGAGAAAGCTTTGCAATTGTATCAAAAAGACTGGAAGTATAAGGATATTGCTGAAGAATTAGGTATCTCAGTAAATACTTTCAAATCTTGGATTCGGAGATATAGATGGACTAAAAATAAAGGTGCACCCACAACAAAAAAGGTGCACCCTAAAAAAGTAGGTGCACCCCCAAATAATAAGAATGCAGTAGGTAATAACGGTGGAAAAGCACCACCAAATAATCATAACGCAGTGACGCATGGTCTATTTTCTAAATGGTTACCTGCAGAAACGGCCGAAATTATTGAAGCAATGCAAAGTAAATCTGAATCTGATATGATTTGGGATTCTATTATGATTCAATATACTGCAATTATCAGAGCTCAAAAGATTATGTTTGTTGATAGCTCTAATGACTTATCTAAAGAAGTATCAGTTGAAGGGCAGTTTGGTAATACCTATGATATTCAGTTCGCTTGGGATAAACAAGCTAACTTTATGAATGCACAGTCTCGTGCTATGTCTACTCTATCAAATCTAATTAAACAATTTGTGGCTATAGCTGATGACCAAGATGAGCGTAGATTGAAACTTGAACTAATGAATGCACAAATTAGTAAGGTTAAAATTGATCAAGAACTATCTAAAATCAAGGTTGACGCTTTAGGCAAAATTGACGATCAAACGACAGAAGATAAGCTCGATGAGTTACTTGGTAAGATTAACGAGGCGGTAGATGATAACTGATATTTACTCGAAAAAACAAATTGAGGTATTAAGAGAAACTGTCAACAAAGACTGGTTCATTGCTTTGCTTCACGGGGCCAAACGATCAGGTAAGACTAAAATTAACAATGACTCTTTCTTGTTTGAACTTAGGCGAGTACGTAAAATAGCTGATGAAGAAGGTGTTAAAGAGCCAATGTATATCTTAGCTGGTGTTTCGTCTGCAACTATTAACAAGAATATCTTACAAGAGCTGTATAACATGTATAACATCGAGCTTAAGTTTGATAAGCATAACAACTTCAAATTATTTGGTGTTAAGGTAGTCCAAGCTTATACTGGTAATATTGGTGGTGTTGGTGCTATTCGTGGTATGACTGCTTATGGTGCTTATATCAACGAGGCATCATTAGCTAGGCAAGAAGTATTTGCCGAGATTATATCCCGGTGCTCTGGTACTGGTGCACGTATTCTAGCAGATACAAACCCAGATAACCCCGAACATTGGTTGAAAAAAGAATACATAGACAAGCCTAACGAAAATGTTAAGGCTTTTCATTTTGAGCTGGATGATAATACTTTCTTGTCTGAGAGATATCGTGAAAATATTAAAGCAGCAACACCAAGTGGCATGTTTTATGACCGTGATATAAAAGGGCTATGGGTATCTGCTGATGGCGTTGTATATCAAGATTTTGATGCAAACAAGCACTATATCAAATCGGATGAGTTGCCTGAACTATCTAAATTCTATTGTGGAGTCGACTGGGGTTATGAACACTGGGGCTCAATTGTTGTAATTGGAGAAACTGATGATGGTACTGCTTATTTGATTGAGGAACATGCTAAACAGCACGAAGAAATCCCATATTGGATAGATGTGGCAAAGGGTATTCAAGAACGATATGGATCAAGAACACCTTTTTATTGTGACTCTGCTCGTCCTGAACACGTTAACGCATTCAGAAGAGAACATATCGAAGCGTTCAATGGAGATAAAGCCAGGTTAACTGGTGTTGAATCGGTTGCTCGTAGGTTCAAGAAAGATAAATTATTTATTTGCCGAGATAGGGTTAAAAAATTCCCTAATGAAATTTATCAGTATGTTTGGGATGAGAAAAAAGGTGAACCAATAAAACTTTTCGATGATGTTCTTGACTCGTTGAGATATGCAATTTATACAGACGAAGTAAAAAATGGTAAAAAGGCGCAGATTGTTAACAAAGCAAAATTTGGTCTATAAGGAGAGACATGGCAATTAAAATAAATAGAGAGATAGCAGGTGATTTAAACAATCCGACAACAGAGCTACTAAATTACTGTATATCTCAACACCAAAAAGAATTAAGGCGATTAGAAAAGTTATCTAATTACTACGACGGTGAGCAAGAAATAATCAATCGAACTAAGGACAATGCTGCAGCGCCCAACAACAAAGTGATGGTCAATCATGCAAAATATGTAGTTGATATGAACGTTGGTTTCATGGTTGGTAATCCTATTGCTTATACAAGTAGTGATGCGATTGATCCTATTCTTGAGGCCTACACAAAGGTTGATATCGTCTCTCATGACACTGAACTTGAAAAAGACTTATCAGTTTTTGGTGTTGGGTATGAACTAATCTATCTGAAACAAGATATTCAAACAGGTAAAACGTATCCAGCTATCAAATGTATTGATCCACGTGGTATTTTTCTTGTAACTGATGATACAGTTGATTCAAATCCTCTATTTGCAGTCCATTACCAACCTATCTTTAGCTTACAAGGCGTTATTCTATATTACTTGATTAAATACTATAATGACAATCGAGTGCTTACCTACAAAGCTAGCTCAATCGGTGTTAGCAATTATGAACTTGTCAAGGCATTACCGCATTACTTCAAGGCTGTGCCTGTCATTGAGTATCGTAACAATGAAGAGCGCCAAGGTGACTTTGAGCAAGCAATTAGTTTGATTGATGCTTACAACTTGTTACAGTCAGACCGTTTGAATGATAAAGAGGCATTTGTGGATGCTATTTTATTTATTCGTGGATTTGAGCTACAAGATGGGGATGGAGAAAAGTTAGCAAGTGAAAAAATGCTGCAGACAACGGCCCCACCTGCAGAGGTAGATGCTAGTTATCTGACTAAGACTATGGACGAAGGTGGCATAGCTATCTTGAGAGATTCATTGCTTGAGGATATTCATAAGGTGACTTATATCCCTAATATGAACGACAAAAACTTCTCAGGTAACGTCAGCGGTGAAGCGATGAAATATAAGCTATTTGGGCTATTACAACTCATGTCCGTTAAGTCTAGATATATGGTTAAGGGATTACGGCAAAGACTTGAAATATTTGCTAATTTCTTGAAAATAAGTGATAGTTCAGTTGATATTGATGGCGTAAAAATTAAGCTGAAGCCTAACTTACCAATCAATACGACTGATATTGTTGCTCAAATTGTTCAGGCGCATCAAGCAGGTATATTACCACTTAAGGTATTGCTTACTTGGCTCCCTGATATTGACAATGTTGATGAAGTCCTTGAGCAGTTACAAGCTGAAAAAGAGGAAGCTATTGAGCTGAATCAGAAAGCTATGGGAACTCAAGCAGAGGATAGCCATAGTGATCTAGAAGATGATGAGAGGAATCCAGATGATTACAGCAAAGTTCAAGAAGAGGAGTAA